ATGGGGGAATTAGCACCTGAAGCAATATAATGCACATACCCCAAGAAACCGAATAATTTACGGCTTTTATAGGTGTGCAAATTGAAAACTTCGGTCATGACGTTGCCTAATGGGAGCTTGTTCAACACGAAACTAAAGGCGTTTGTTTGCATGTAAACTGTCGTATAGAATATGAGCATCCATGTCGCGTGTGCGTGATTCCTTTCAAATAATGGCCCTTGTGTTGGTAATGTAGCCCCGACTGTTCTGTGCCAAAATGGTATGTTACATAGATGTGAGTACGGACTTTTGGCTAAAGCATGGGTCAACTCGGTTATAGTGGGCGGTTTTCCTGCTTCTCGTACGAAATTGTGCCAGGCGTGCGCTTCAAAAATCCCAGTGTATAATTCTCCGACTCTGTAAGCATTAGCTGATTGGTCAGGACACACTAAGTGCGTGGGGATGTTGTCCGCAACCCATCCTATCATTTTACACACACTGAGAAATGACGCTTCGGTTTTGGCTAGCAACCGGATTTCCATTTGCATGCCGTGCACTCCGGAAAAATCACTCGGTTTGAGTGGCCTGTACCATTTGCGGATGACTGTATCATATCCCAATAACTTATACTTCTTTTTGAACCATGGTTGTGAAGTGATATGGGTTGGTAGTCTCTTCTTGACATCTTCGAAATAATCGCACACCACATCATAAAGGTCGGGTTGGTGTGCCGTTAGTAGGGCATACCCCATAGCCTTTTCCAGGCGGTATAGCTCATGACGTACTCCCTTGTGCCTAGTCATTTCTGCCTTCTCACTAGCGAGTCGCATAGTCAATGTTTCGGTGTCATTTAAGATGGCGAACCTTGGCATGGGGACACCTGCTCTTTCAAACTCATGTTGGTGTTTGAGAGGGTTGACTGGTTTCCTGCCTAAGAAAACTTGGTCCAGTACGTGGGTCCCTTGTGATTCTAGCCGCATCACCAAACCCAGATCTTTCTGGGCTATAGTAACCATTTTATTGATTACATTCGGGCCAAAATTGGTCCCCATCACATCATCGTCACCAAAATTATGTAATGCGACCTTGTCGAAGAACTTTTCATACGGGGTCCCAGTAGCCTTACAAAATGTATACATGACTATGATAGCCATGCCCTTTGTGTTATTGAAGGTCACGTTGGTATCACCAGTTGATCCGCCACTATCCTTCTTTAAAACACCACCCGGCGCTACATCCGATTTTATGGCCCATTCACCTTTCCCGACGGACCACTCTTTAACTCTCCGTACTAGCGGGTCGTCACCAGGTATGGACTTAGCCGGTGCATCAATCAGGTTGATGACATAGCTATGCTTTGTTTGTTCCATTGCACAGTCAATGTGTTTACATATGGCGTCCTTTGCTGGATGGTTGTCGAACCCCTTCTTGCGGAGTTCAGCGACAATCTGTAAAACGCCATCTGGGAGGTTTGCGTCCATGCTAGTGACATCGATCGAGTAGGCAAAATTGTATTTTTCTATGTCCTCAAACACATAATTCATGTACGACCCCAACAACGGCATCGCGACTTTTTCATTGGACCCGAGGTAATCGTGCCTGTTGTTTAAATCGAAGTTGAGGATGCCTTGTTGTACATTATTGAAACCTGCGGTCGCAACAATGGTCCGCATCTTTGCCGGATTGTCGAAAATCTTCTTTTTGTTGACCACTTGACTCTTGGGGAATGAGTGTGCTATTGCTGGATACCATTTACCCGACGTATACGGCAATAATCCTACTTCTATCATTGGCC